ACAGGCAACCCAGGCCATGAGGTAGCTGTTATCAAAGCAGTAGGTGTGCCTAACACCGTATTCGCAGGTACTGTAACACCGGTTATATTGAGTGTAAATGGTGAGTGGTTTATCTGCAAGAATATGTTGTGTGCTGTGCTATCATTTGTGTTTGCGTAACCGCCATAACACTTCGCGCCGCTAGATCCCGCAGTAAATACGGTCTTCGGTGTGCCTGGGGCATCGGTGCCGCCGATAAACTGCTGGTATGCCGGAGAAATAGTTTGCGGGGTTATTATACTATTAGGAGTCGTCGCCAATGCCTCTGAGGCAAACAATAAAAACCCGAGTAACCATCTGAGCATCATAAACCTCCGAACGCTTGGAGAACTGCAATTGTGTTTGCGGCCTGTTCATAGGCTGACGTAGTGCTCGTTCCCCAAGTCGGCGCCGCCCCCGCCCCGTTAGACTGCAAAAACTGCCCTGCGGTGCCAGCCGACAAGGGGCTCAGCGTGGTGCCTGCCGCCGCATAATACGCTATCTGACCTTGCGCGCCGGTGTTTATGACAGACGATCCGGTGCAGGCGATCCAAGTCATAAGCCCGCTCAGACACGTGGAGCCGCTCGCCCCTGTGCCTGAATTAAAATCCTGTGGAGCAATCGCCCGCAGCCCCAGATATCCTGTCCCTGTGCTCGGCGTAGCCCAGAATAGATTAGGGTTTTGCGGGGCAACCTGTGCCGCCGCCACGCCTGCCCATAGACAGAATAGAACGCTAAACCGTAACAGGGCTGTCATCTGAAAACGTTCTCCACTGTCCCAAGGAATAATAAACCGGAACACCTGTGCCGCTACCCGCGCCTTCCCCAATCTTCCTTCCGTTCGTGGCAAAAGCAATAGCGCCTAACGACGGGCTGGAAGGCAACCCTGCCACTGAATAGACATTAAGCTGCGCCGCGTTCGCCGCATTGTTTAGTGCTGCGATCTCCGCGTTGATGTCGATGATAAGCAGATTGAGTCTCTCCAACAACTCCGTGATCGGAAGATCGATGAAGAGAGGTATGTTAGCCACGCGTCATGCCCCCGTGAAACCAGCTAATCACCGCCGCGATCAAACTGGACGCCCCCACGGTCATACCGAACAAAGTCGTTATGCTCGCCTTGGTTATGGCTTGTTGCTCTATCTTAGATATTTTCTCGGCGACTTCACGTTCCAGATTTTCAAGACGGATTATCATCTTGCTATGTTGTGTTTTAAGCTCGTCCATACCTCCTCGTATGTGCGACACGTCCCGGACAATAGTAATGAGCATATCATGGTCGTTCGGGTCCGCTTTGATAAAAGGCATGAACTAAGTTCCTACAGTAATATTTAATTGCGTCTCGCCGAACTGAGTGACTGCCGCTATATATGTATTACTCCCAATGGTCAAGACTACCGACTGGCCGGCCAGGACCGGATACGAGGTCAGATCAGATGCTAGCACCGAGCTGGAAGTTCCCATTTGAACAAATGCCACGTTGCCAGTCTCATTGCCAGGCGCAGGGATGTTCGTGACGACCATGGTCGTCGGCGACCCCGTTGTGGGGATCGCGGCGGCCGAGGATGTCTTTCCGCAGGAAAGAGTAAGACTGGCTGTAGGGTTTAAAGATGCTAAAGCCATAAAGCCCTCTTATGATATGGTGCCGGTGCCTACTGAGTACATATAGACGCTTGTTGAGCTAGCAATACTGACCATGAAATCACGCCAGGTATTTTGCGCGATAGCCAAGGATGTTGCGTCACCGCCTGCCGTCTGAACAGTAACACCAGTACCGCCAGCAAGCGTCCAGGAGAACGCCCCTGCGCTCGCGTTTATAATCCGTAACGACCAGGTCGTTCCAGACAGCGTCACACCAGGTCCAAAGATACCCTGTAACAAACTGACGATATTGGCTGCTGTGTCTGTAGTTAGCGTCTGATTGGCTGTTAGAGTGCCTACCAGGTCGCAATAAGATATGTCTCGTCCCGAGCATATTGCCGCCGCAGGCAAAGTTATAGACCCTGTATTACCGAATACAGTAATTCCTGCGCTTGGCGATTGGGTAGCGTTGATCTGCTCAATAAGAAGATCGTACCAAGAAGTTACTTCATTCGGTCCTACGAAATTCGACAGATTGATAGGCATAGTCTACACTCCTTCTATACGAACGAAAATATTTCCCGCAGATCGCAACCCGCCATCAGGTTATACCCCAAGTCGTTAGGATGAATATTGTCTGAAGAGAACACCGCGGGGTTCAAATTGGCGCTGCTCGTAGCAAACTGGGGTATATTGGCTCTATCTGAGCACCTATACCCATTCGCTATATATGCCGTTCCCGCATCTGGCACCGCCATGTTTGTGCCACCTGTAAACGAGGCTTGGTTGAGTGCTGGCGTCGCATTGCTCAAACTCGTTCGCACAAGCCAATTATAATAAAGCCTGGCATCTTCATAGTAATTGCCTGACCCAGATACAAAGCCTGTGCGAGGAATGATGGTAGGCACTATTATGTTGTTATACCCAGCAAGCATCAAAGCATTTACAAAAGGCAATGTAGTGCCTGTAAATAATGTAGCCATAGAAGCGTACGCATTTGCCTGCGATGTATATGTAGCTACCGATATATCATTGGTAGGCTCTGACATAATATAGATATTCTGTTGGGCCGACGCATTATACAGACTTGCTGCGTAGTATGTATAATCAGCGTACTCTGTAGCTAGCGTTACACCAGGATACCCCATATTGAAAATGTTTACATTAGGTCTTGATGGATGTAGAAAATTACCGTTGCCATCTTCGGAAGGCAAGCGTCCGAAGCCTGCTTGCCAAGGCAGTAGCCTAGCGAATGTCTGATTGTAGCTGCCTACGAAACTACACCCGCTATACACCATGTTTATATATTTTTTATAAGCAGGCTGTAATGGCGAGCCCAGCGCTAGATTATATTGAGTTTGTTGTGCTTGCGTATGATTGGCAGGATATAGCGCCACGACGAACATGTCGCCTGTAAAATCATAACCTGTAAGAGGCCCTGTACTGGAAGAAGCGCCTATACAAAGATTTCCAGCAATCTGCGACACCAGCGGCGTTATCGTAAACTGATTTGTGTTGAGCTGTGCCGCTCCGCTGCCAGAGAAAGACAGTGTGCAATAACTGCTAGGCAAGAATTTTGCCGCGTTTGTGCCTGTAGCTCCTATGTGCTGCCCCGCAGCATTGTTCCATACGTTCAATGGGCTGATCGCCGATCTTCCTCCGTATGTCGTCGCAACGTCAGTGCCGCCTGGAGCTGACTGTAACCCCCCAAACGAATACTGCCACCACATATTACGCGGCGCTGCCACCATATATAGAGTGAACTGCCCTGTAGTGACGCTGACAGGCGCATCAAAATTATACCTAACAGGCGCCACGGAAGACCCTAGTCCGTTGAACGTTATGGGCCTGCAAGAATTGAAGTTAGAATAAGGCGAGAATTGCGGCGTGTTAGTTCCTGATACGGCGTTCGCCCCGTTTCCAGACAGGTCATACCAGGTCACAACGGTCAATGTGCTGCCTGCCGCGAACGCATCTGCGGTCGGCCAATCGACGACGCTCCACAAATTGCCGTTCACATTCTGCGGAGACCAGCCTATATCGAGCTGCGTATTGTCCGAAGACCTCTGCACGCGCAGGCACGGACCTGTATATCCCAAAGGCTGGACGACGCTGAAGAGCGCGGAGGCTCCGGCTGGCACTTGCATATAGTTTATGGGCGACTCTGAGACCGGATTGTTCACCGCATTGATAAGCTGGTTCAGCGTGCCAAGCATCTCGTTCGGAGTGGCCGTCTTTGCCAGCGGTATAGGCAGCACAGGATTGCTTATGATCGATGGCATTACTGCATCTCCTTACGAGGCATCACCGATGCGTCCTTCATTTGATCTTGAGGTATAGCCCCTGCAGGCTGCTGAACGCCTTGCGGTCCGCGCGGCTGCGCACCGGGCGGTGTTTGGTTCGGCTGGCCTTGGCCTTTTTGCTGTCCGCCCCCCGAGAGCGCCATTTTCTGCGCGGCGACTTTGACCATCGCTTGCTGCGCGTGCTTGTTGATGTGCGGCAGAAGCAGCCCCGCCGGATCTCCCTCGGACTTCAATTTCCCTGTGTGCGCCGCAATATGCTCCTGGTCATTATCGGACGGATGCACGTCCACGAACAGCCCATCGTCCATCATGCTGTTTTCGATCGCCGGATCGACGCTGAGCTGCGAACGATGATCCTTGAGGGTAAGCCTGGCTTGCTGCGGCCCGCACGTGCTCTCTACCACGTCCACGATCATCGGCTGCATGTCGAGGGTATAATCAGGGTAGCTCGCGGGCGGGAGCGCCCTGAGGATGCCCATGAGAGCGATCTTCTGCTGTATCTGCTGGGCGCCTCGCGCCGCCTCGACTCCGCACCACCGCACGACAAACCGCGCATCGTTCTGCAAAGGAGGCACCTCCTCGCTTATGGCCGACGCGCCCATGGGCCCATACTGCCTGACAAGAAGTTTAGTGTCCCTATATTGGTAGTCCATGTCGAGCATGAGGCTGGCAAGCGGCGTGAATATGCCTTGTTCGGCCACGGTCACCGCATCGGCTGTCGTCAGCAACTCGACCTGCTGCTGCTGGGCTATCTCAGCCTGGTTCTTCTTTGCCTTAGCTCCACCCGGCGGCTGGGTTATCATGGCCGGACTGACGGACAATGTCTGGTTTACCTTGGCTTGAAGGTCAGCCAGGATTTCAAAACCTTCCTTCCATATTTCCGGGAACTTTAAAGTCCCGACTTTGTCCGGCCCTATGTTCCATATCGCACCAGGTGCAAGAACCATAGGAGCCGTCTGACTCTCCGGATCGCGTGTTATAATGGGCAATAGCGCATAATTAACCGCGTCCGCCGTCTCGTTCAGGACATCGTTCGCATAATACTGCATGTCGGCCACTGCGGCGACCGGGGCCTGTCCCTTCGCTGAGCCAGGTTGTCTTTGCACCGGGACAGATAAGAGAGGGAGCTTGTCAGACCAAAGCGGATTGCGTCTAGCCTTGAGAATTTTGTCCGCGCCAGCGAAGAATATTTGGCATAGGCGTTCCTCATCGTCCACCTCCAAGTTTGTCCATGTCTCATAAACAAGCGCCCATTTACCGCGCCCGTCCTTACGAAGCCCTGCGGCCTTGGTTGCCGCTTTGGCGCTGTCCAGATATTTCCCGTCTTCCTCTTTACGCATGTTCTCGAGCAGCTCTTCGCCCTCGTCCTCGCCGATCTCCTCGTCTTTGATGGCCTGCTTGATCCTGGCTTTGTTCCACCGCCTGACGATCGTCACCGATCCGCCCTGCGCTATGGCGTCGTCAAGCCCGGAAGCCGTTGCTGGCAGGATGCAGATGTCCGCATCAGGGATGATGTCGACCAAGGGACCTCCCTCGGAAATTTCTTCCTCTTCCACGTCCTCGGTCTTACCGGCAGGAACCCCTTCATCCACTTCGACAGGCTTGCTCACGCGCTTGGTAACGTAGCGCTTCTTGTCCTGCCACTGCACATAGAGATTGTAGTTGCCCTCCAAATCACCGGCAATGAACATGGCGGGAGCCAGCTCCCGCAACCGGGCCTTGTCGATGTGCCGCTCCAATATCGCCAAAGCGGCACGTGGTAGCGTACCGTCCGCCGTCGTGCACTCGACATGCTTGCCATTTTGCGGAAAGAGCTGGTTCGTGAACCTGGTCGCCCGCGCCCGCGTGGCGTCATAGACTAAAGGCAAATAGAGCTGGTTCCGCCCGTTGAAGAGCTGATGCGCGTCCAGCTCGCACCGGTACATCTTCCAGTTATCAACGATGTCCGTGTGCCTGTCGGCTTCCGCCTCGAAGCCTGCCTCGATGTCGTCATAGAGCTTTTCAAGGTGCTCTACAATGTCCTCATCTCCGGCAAGGTTATCGTTCCTTGCCCGCGCGCCGTTCTTCTTGCCGCGCGTCTTACGCGGCTTGTCTGGCGCCTCCGTGAGGCGGTCGTTGTCTTCCGCCTCTTTGTCCATTCAGATTACCACGCACTGCCTGCTTGGCCCGGCCCAACGCCGCCAATGAGCGACGTATCGATAGGCTGCACAGTCGCATTCTGCGGCGGGTAGAACGAGGCTGTTACAATCGCCGTCGTGGAAGTCGTGGCGCTCGTGTAAAGAGAGTTGCTTCCAATCGCGAAGTCGAGCATCTGCGCAACCTGCTCAAGCACGGACAGCGTCGAGGTATCGACAGGGTTTTGCGCTTTGGCGATCACCGCAAAAGCATTAAGGGCTCCAAGAACATATGCGGGCACTGCCATGCGTGTCTCCATAAAAAACGCCTATCGAGTTTTATGCTCAATAGGCGTTGTAAAGTCAAGTCAACGGAGGGTGGCTGAACTGCTTATTTCATACCTTAAACTGTTTGTATTTGTCAACCGGCTGTCGATCAACCGGTATGTCTGGTCTTTGCGCGAGCTCTTTGCTGACAAGCGTTGCGTACCCGGCGATGTCGTCCCAGTGATCCTTATGGTTAGGGTCCCCGGCAAGGATGCGCCCGATCTTATGCGCGATCATGTCCAACGCCTCCTTTTGGACAACCGACAATTTATTACTATGGCTTCCTAGCAAGGTCTTTATTTGCTGCGTGATCGACGCATGATCCACAAACATCCCATGCGTCTTAGCCCGCTCTTCCAAAATCTTCTCAACCACGCTCATCGACGCCCTCTCTCCAATGCCGCCGTCTGATACCGCATCCCGCTGCGCGGGTCTACGGCAATCATCTGCTGCGTATCCTCAGACTGCTGGCTCACCCCAGCCATAATGCTCTCCAGCCCTTCCATAAGGGTCGCGTAGAGCCCTGGCGCCGGGTCTACCTTTCCATCCAGACGCGCGTAACCTCCAAATATGGCGCGTCTTGCCCAGGTGGCGTCGGGCCCGATAAGCAATCGAGCGGCACCAGCCACCTCCGATCGGAACAACCCTCGTATAACTTCTCGGCCCCGCACCGCATCACCACCTCTGCGTAGCTCTGCAAGGCCGCGCAGGGCTGCACGCAGTCCCAGGGAGTTCCTGGTATCGAAGTTATCCGGAGGGGCACTAACCGTGAGAGATCGACCGGCGTAGAGTTGCGCTTCTTCAAGGATGGGCCTCATGGTTTGTCCCGCATCCCCGGGTAAAGCCCATGAGTTCAGTATTGTCAATATCGAGTTTTTGTACTGGCACAATATAGCTGTCGAACCAAACGCTGAAGCATTAACTCCAAGCAGGACAGGCCCAGGCCGTAGAGCCAGATGTTCAGCGATATGTGCTTGGCTAGCGTCATCATAAACAGGAGTCCCTTGCTTCACTTGATCGTTCAGAAGATACGCCATCGCGTTCGGCACGTCTATGGCCCCGGATGGATATGACAAAAACTGATTGATGGTATCTACAACCCATTGATCACCAGGGTCTCCGGCAAACACTATCGAACCAGAGACCATCAATGGCTGCAAACTCTGAATGAAGTTCAATTTGTCGCGCGGCGCCTTGATGGCCTTGACAGGGATGACGAGGCTCCGCTTGATCTGTTCCTGCCTGATAGGCTCCTCGATCCATTCCGACAACCCGTCCTTTTCCACTCCTATAACGATAGGCTCATACTTTCTTTCCATCGCGAACATGTGCTCTATCATCTCGGATGGCATCCACCGTTCACCACCCGCTTCCCATATGATTAGCTTGCGTCCTACCCATGAAGCAACTACATAGCCTGTTGTTGCGCTTGTTGTCTTGTTAGTCCTGGCAGGATCATAAACTATGTAGACAGGCTCCCATGTATGTTTGAGCGATGGATCGCATTTAAACATACTATGCCTGAACAATTTTGTAGCAGGGTCTACAGCCTGCACCCTGTATTCCTGCGCGAACGCCGCTTGTTTTCCGGCACGTCTGAATTTGTCCTCTAGATCGTCAATGATCTCCAGGGGAAACTGTTCTGGCCACGTGGCCTGCCGCACTCCGTTCTCATCAATGTAATCAATCGGCACTTTCAAAGTCTTATAAGCAGGGTCCTTGGACAGCTTTACGACAAGCGCTTCTGGGTCGAGCGGCGTCGCCGTTATGAGCTTGCGGGCGCGCATATTGACCGGCATCAGGTCCTTGTAGAACCAGTCGCTCAGCTTTTCCCGGGCCGCTGGAGTGCCGACAGTCTCTTCGCTTTCAAGATCGTCAATGAAAATAAGATCTGGTCTGCTTGTGTCGTGTTTCATCCCGCGCAAAGCCATGCCTTGTCCTTGCGCGGTTATGGCAGTGCCATTGGCAAGCACGAGCTTTGACTCAGACCAGGTGTCCCCCATTTGCGGGCCATAGATGGCGGCGATCCACTCATTGTTCTCCAGCTCTCGCCGGATCGATCTGAGGCGCTCGCAGGCTCTTGTGTAAGACTCCCCCAGCACAATCACGTTCTTTACGAGCCCGCTGGCCGCTTCCAGCACGACGGTTTCCTCAGCAAGTGTGGATTTACCGAAACCGCGAAAGCACAACCCTATGACATTCTGCACGCTTTGATCATGAAACAACCGTATCAGCTCGTCGTGCGCGGCAGATGTCTTGGCACTATGTCTATGTGGAAATATAACACGATGCGCAAGGCAAGGGTTGTTGTTGAACTCAACAGCGATGTCGATCAGTTGTTTATCGTGACTCATGCGGCCTCCAAACTTTGAGTATCATAATCTTTGCTGTCAGGCAATTAGGGTTTGGGCCGCCGGTGATACTAACAGTGTAATACATGATTTTGAAAATTAGACGCGGTTTTAGAGCGGGGGTAGTTTATTTTCACCAATCCGACCGCCAACCCGTTTACCCCAACTTCCTCTGCTACATACTACACATTACATACTACAAAACCTCAATCGCGAGACCGAGCTGCCGTGAATAGTATGTCTGTAGTAGTGTTACATGTAAACTGGCTTGCTGTATAAAAATATGCGAGAAGTGAAAACCGTGTTACACTTAAATTTTTAAAAATCGCTTTTTACATGTAACAAACTTATACCTCGTTTATAAAGGATTTACTACACTGCCAAAAACCGGAAATTGTGGCTAACACATTGAAATTAAAGGGAAAACAAAATCTACTATACTTTTCTATCTATATATATATATACAATTAGTGAGTCTCTAAAAAAATATAACCCTCGCGAAATTTTAAAAAATGGCAAAAAGTGTAGTACGAAATTCATTTTTTATAATACTTTTCATAATACACCTAATATCACTATCAGTGTAATATATTATATATTATAGAATGTATTATAAAAAATGAATTTCCTACTACACTTTTCTAAAAAAAACTTACGTCTCTGTTTTTCAAAATGCCAAAAAAGGCCACCTTTTTACTTTTTAAAATACAGCTTAAAAGTATTATTTTTGCAATCTCCCTCTACAAGCTGTATACAAAAAGATATTTGCGGCGACTTAAAAATTACACACCGAATCGCATATTTATATACAGCTTAGCGATCTCTTATTACACTTAGCTCGTATTTTGCCTCTGCAAATTACACTCAAACGCCTCCAAGCACATGCGAGTTCGTGACCGGCCACGAAAATAAGTCAAAATAACACTTGACGTATTACACCAGTGCTATTATATTACACTTATCAAATCCAAACAGAGGAGAAAATAATATGGCTTTCATTCAGCGCTCTTCAGATTTCGGGAAGGCGTATGTGCACATCAAGGGGCTGCTTGTGCAGCGCCCGGAAGGAGCTGGCTTTTTCGTAAAGCCAGACTCCGGCGGGCGGAAGCCCGTGTTTAAGACAAATAATATAAACGGCCAGCAGGAACACTGCATGGCAGGGGTGTATTTCCTCTATCATCCACTTCCAACCGACCCAATTCCTGGGTCGAACTGCAACAGAATAGTAATATGTAACACTTGACGTATTACATATTACTCTTAGTGTAATACTTGACGTGTTACACGTCATTAACCAAACAGGAGAAATAAAATGACCGAAGAACAAAAGTCAAAGAGAGCGGCTGTTAAGGCCGCAAACAAGGCGGGGAACCGGGCGCGGGCGCAAAGGGCCGCCGCGTTCTACGAGGTGTTTCCCGAAGAAACCACTAGGGAGGGGCCGTGCAAGTGCGCTTGCACTTGCCCGTGCAAGGGGTAATAAAATGCTACAAAATTTCACTGTTAAAGTCGCGATCGCGATGCGTAACCGGGATCGCGACTTTGCCAAGCGGCTCGCGATGCCAGAATATTTCAAGAACTTAGGGGAGCTGATATTCAGCTCCATGTTATTCCGCAACTATTTCTAAGGAGAGTGTCGTGGACATAAATGCCGCCGCTTCACAGATCGTAGACAGGCACGTTCTCTGCCTTGTTACACCGCTCATAAAGACATTGGCCGAAGGTCAGAAATACTCTGACCTTCATCAGGATATGCTCGAGTTGAGTGAGAAGGCCATTGCTCTTAGCGAGCGGGGAGCCGTCTCATTTTGGGCGGTTAGCGACTGGCTGTGGCCTCGTCTTGTCGACGCCGGGGAGCTCGTCGACGCGGACTTCTATGGGCTTTGTGTTTGGGCACGCAAGAAGGGCAGAGGTGGCGATGCCATGCCATTGGATAGCGCGATCCTCGAAATAGCTAAAAAGTATATCGAGGAGCAATAGGCGAAACGCGGATAGCCGTGTCAGTCCGGGAGAACCGGCACTGACGCGGCTATCCGCGTCTGTCCGGGAGAACCGGCACTGATGAGCCTGTTGAGAGGGAATATGCCAAGAGTAATAAATGGTAAGGAGTACCCTGACGATCTGTCGGGAGCGGACTTGTCCGGGGATGACTTGTCCGGGGCTGACTTGTCCGGGGCTAACTTGTCCGGGACTGAATTGTACGGGGCTGACTTGTCCGGGGCTGACTTGTCCGGGGCTAACTTGTACGGGGATGACTTGTCCGGGGCTGACTTGTCCAGGGCTGACTTGTCCAAATCGGACTTGTCCAAATCGGACTTGTCCAAAGCGGACTTGTCAGGGGCAAACTTGTCCGGGGCTAACTTGTCAGTGGCTAACTTGTCCGGGGCTGACTTGTCCGGGGCTAACTTGTCCGGGACTGACTTGTCCGGGACTGACTTGTCCGGGGCTAACCTGTCCAAAGCGGACTTGTACGGGGCTGACTTGTCCGGGGCTGACTTGTCCGGGGCTAACTTGTCCAAAGCGAACTTGTCCAAATCGAACTTGTACGGGACTGAATTGTCCGGGGCTAACTTGTCCGGGGCTAATTTGTCCGGTGCTGACTTGTCCGGGGCTAACTTGTCCGGGGCTAACTTGTCCGGGGCTGACTTGTCCAAAGCGAACTTGTCCGGAGCTAAATTACGTGGTGCGTACTTGTACGGGGCTGACTTGCGCGAGGCTGACTTGTCCAAGGCTGACTTGTCCGGGGCTAACCTGTCCAAAGCGTACTTGTCAGGGGCAAACTTGTCCAAAGCGGACTTGTCCAAGACCGGCTTGCGCTGGGCTAACCTGTCCAAAGCGAACTTGTCCGGTGCCTGCTTGAGCTTGGCGAACTTGTCCAAAGCGAACTTGTCCAAAGCGGACTTGTCCAAAGCGGACTTGTCCGGGACTAACCTGTCCAAAGCGGACTTGTCCAAAGCGGACTTGTCCGGGACTAACCTGTCCAAGACCGGCTTGTCAGGGGCAAACTTGTCCAAAGCGGACTTGTCCGGTGCCTGCTTGAGCTTGGCTAACTTGTCCGGTGCCGATTTGCGCTGGGCTAACCTGTCCGGTGCCTGCTTGAACTGGGCTATGAACATACCTCAAACGGTGTATAACACCACTCTCATAACGCCGGAGGGGGACATTATAGGTTATAAGAAGCTGGCTAACGGTGTTATATGCAAACTACTTATTCCCGCCGGTGCGAAACGTCACAACGCAACAGGGCGCAAATGCCGCGCCGAATATGCTGTTGTCTTGGAGGGCGAAGGCCGCTCCGCGCATGATGCCAATTCAATATATAAAATAGGCGAAACAGTACGGCCTACACAACCATTCGATGAGAACCGGTGGAACGAGTGCGCACCAGGCATTCACTTTTTCCTTACCCGCGGCGAAGCGGAGGCATATTGAGATAAGGCGAAACGCGGCTAGCCGCGTCTGTCCGGGAGAACCGGCACTGACGAGCCTATTGAGAGGGAAGGACCATGAGACTTATAAATGGTAAGGAGTACCCTGACGATCTATCCAAAGCTGACTTGTCCAAAGCGTACTTGTCTTGGGCTGATTTGTCCAAAGCGTACTTGTCCTGGGCTGACTTGTCCGGGGCTGACTTGTCCAAAGCGAACTTGAGCGGTGCCGATCTGTGCGAGGCTAACTTGTCCGGGGCTGACTTGTCCGGGGCTGACTTGTCCAAAGCGAACTTGAGCGGTGCCAAATTGCACTGGGCTAACCTGGGCGGGGCTGACTTGTCCGGTGCTAACTTGTCCAAAGCGGACTTGAGCGATGCCAAATTGCGCTGGGCTGACTTGAGCGATGCCAAATTGAGCGGTGCTAACTTGGCCGGTGCTAACTTGCAATGGGCTAACTTGCGCAGGGCTAGCCTGTCCAAAGCGTACTTGTCCTGGGCTGACTTGAGCGATGCCAAATTGCACTGGGCTAACCTGGGCGGGGCTAGCCTGTCCGGTGCTAACTTGGCCGGTGCTAACTTGCAATGTGCTGACTTGAGCGATACCAACTTGTCCGGTACCAACTTGTCCGGGGCTAAACTATCCGGGGCTATGAACATACCTCAGACGGTGTATAACACCACTCTCATAACGCCAGAGGGTGATATTATAGGCTACAAAGTGCTTATGAGTGGGGTTATCTGTAAACTTCTCATTCCCTCAGATGCGAAACGCCACAATGCTACAGGGCGCAAATGCCGCGCTGAGTATGCTGTTGTCTTGGAGGGCGAGGGCCTCGCCAAGCATGATGCTAGTTTCATATATAAAGTAGGCGAGACAGTGCGGCCTACACAGCCATTTGATGAGGACCGGTGGAACGAGTGCGGGGCGGGAATTCACTTTTTCCTTACCCGCGGCGAAGCGGAGGCATATTCATGAAATATGCTGTTCCACCTCAGGGAGGAAACTCTTGTTTATCGAAGGAACCGCTACGGCCGAATGAAATCAGATATATGCACTGGCAAGCTAAACAGATTGCCGAGTCGGTGGCCGCCTATAAGGCCGCGCCAAAGCAGCATGATGAGCACTGCTACACACGACGGCACTTCTTGTTTATGCGCGAGCATTACCTGGAAAAGCAGTTCTGGAAAGAGCATGCCCGCAAAACAGAGGCTAAAACAGCTAGGAGAACGAAATGAAACTTATTGAACACAACCCAATAGAGTATAATGCTCATGTAATAGATTATCACTGGGCATTGCTTGCGCAGCAATTTGTCAAGAGCAATGAGCGCATAAAAGCTTGGTACGAGCGGGAAAAGATAATAGCATCGGTGTATTATGCCAGGCATGCTAGACTTTATCCAATGAGGATTTGGCCGTGACGGAGGTAGTGATATGCGTAGAACAAATAATAAATTGACGGAATATTTCCAATGGGCATGTGGCGTCGTCATTGTGCGTGATGGTTATCGCAAGGCGGCTTGGGAACAGTTCGTTGCCCGTGACTTCCTGGTCAGCGAGAACTTGTTCGTGCAGTGGCGGACGCAGTCCAAGCGGCCTATTCCTGAGGTTATGCGTGCAGACAGTGCTGGTGGTAAGGTCATGATCGATCTCGATATCGCCAGGCCTCTGGGCGACATGGCTAAGATCGACGAAGAGAAATGGCGCGAGTTTTGTGTTGAGGTGACGTCCGGATATCGCGAGCTATCGGATAAGCAGAGGGCGTTCGCGGACAAATTCTCGATCATGGCCGAACGTAAGAAAGCTAGAGAGCGTAATAGACCAGTAATAGTAACAACGCCTGATGAAGCCATACAAGAAACGCAGACAGTTTCGGCACCGCGCTTGCAGACGATAGAGACGGACATCAGGGCATATCCGGTATGGATGCTCGATAAGCCGTGTGGCCGGGCATCCTTGCGGGAGGTTCTTAGCCTGCTTGAGGCTAAGTACGGCGCGGACATCCCTCAAGAGATTGTGACGAGGCTGAAACCGCAGATCGAAGCATTGAGCAGACAGGGAGCGTAATATGTTTATATTGGGTGTGATATTACTGGCGAATCTTGGGGCTATGATCGTGTTCAGCCTCAAGGCACTCTGGGATGATAGGGACTATGATAGAGATAACAACGGAGATTTAGATGATTGAGTGGGTAATGATAATCCTGATGTATAACCATAACGGCTCTGTAGCAGCCTCATCTGTTACGTTCAACAGCCAGGCAACGTGCGCACAGGCTATGAACGGGCTCCAGACACAAGCCAGTTATAATAGGGAGACTGATACAGTCGTATACTGCGCACCCAAATAAGGCGAAACGCGGCTAGCCGCGTCTGTCCGGGAGAACCGGCACTGACGAGCCTACTGAGAGGGAAGGACCATGAGACTTATAAACGGTACGGAGTACCCTGACGATCTATCCAAAGCGGACTTGTCCAAAGCGGACTTGTCCGGGGCTAACTTGTCCAAAGAGTACTTGTCCGGGGCTAACTTGTCCGGGGCTAACTTGTCCGGGGCTGACTTGCGCGGAGCTGACTTTTACGGGGCTAACTTGTCCGGGGTGGACTTGCGCAAAGCTGACGTGCGTATGGCTGACTTACGCAAAGTTGACTTGCGTATGGCTGCCTTGCGCAAAGCTGACTTGTACGGGGTTGCCTTGTCCGGGGCTAACTTGTCCGGAGCTAAATTACGCGGTGCGAAATTGTACGGGGCTGACTTGTCCGGGGCTGACTTGTCCGGGGCTGACTTGGCCGGAGCTAACTTGCTCGAGGTTAATTTGCGCTATGCTGACTTGCGCGGTGCCGACTTGCGTATGGCTGACTTGCGCGGTGCCGACTTGTCCGTAGCTAACTTGTTCGGGGCTAATTTGCGCTGGGCTGACTTGCGCGGTGCCTACTTGTATGGCACGAACCTATTCGGAGCTGACTTGTCCGGAGCTATCTTGCAAGGAGCCAAATTGCTCGTGGCTTATTTGCGCTGGGCTGACTTGCGCGGTGTCTCTTTGCACGATGCCGACTTGCGCAATGCCGACTTGAGCAATACCGACTTGCGCTATGCTGACTTGCGAGGTGTTCTCTTGGAGGGGGCTGATTTGGACGGGGCTGTTATCTAACATTATGTTGAGAGGGAAGGACCATGAGACTTATACACGGCCATACTTATCCGGACGATCTATCCGGTGCTGACTTGTCCAAAGCTTACTTGCGATGGGCGAACTTAAGCGGGGCGAACTTAAGCGAGGCGAACCTGTCCGAGGCGGACCTCTTCGGGGCTGATCTGCGCGGGGCTGATCTGCGCGGGGCTGACTTGCATGGCGCGAACCTCTTCGGGGTTGATTTTCGCTGGGCGAACCTGTCCGGGGCGAACCTCTTAGGGGCGAACCTCTTCGGGGCTGACTTGCGTCAGGCAGTCATGACCATAGATGATCTGGCCGGAGCGAACTTGAGCAAGCCAGATACTATCTGACATTATGTTGAGAGGGATCATGACCAATAAAGTGTTATCACAAGCGGATGTTATCGCCTTGTATAAAGAGGCCACGAAGAAACATGATGAGTATGAGGCCTGGCAGAGCTGCGTCCTGCTTATCGACGAGCTGACCGATCACACATGCCCGCACAAGATCAGTGAGATGATTGCGTCTAGGCTCATGGACAAGCCCGCCTCACGGGCGTATATGCGGAACATACTCAACAAGTTCGAGAGCGAGACACACACACTCGACAATACGCCTATTATTACAGAGGTGAAACAATGAGGTTGTCTACAAAAATAGCCATCGAGTATGTGCTGATCATAGCCGCTTTGTGGGTCTCTATGGGCTTGGTATGCTACGGCATATACGGTCTTTTCACATCTGTTATCAGGTGAGGTCAGATGACTGATAAGATCATTCTTGTCGCCGATTTTGAGACGTACTACGACAGTGAGTATAGTCTCAGGAAGATGACGACAGAGGCCTATATCCGGGATGACAGGTTTGAGGCTCTTACACTATCATTACAGCATTATAGCGGAAAGGAAATCAGGACCCTTAGGGGTCCCGATGAAATTGCGCGTGGTATCGCGAGGATGCCTTGGGAGCGTATTATTCTGATATTACAGAATGCGGCCTTCGATGCTGGCATTCTGTCTCTACGGTATGGCGTCTCGCCTTATAAGATCATTTGCACCATGTCGATGGAGCGGGCGATAGCAGGGCCTGGTAAATCGGCCAGTTTGAAGGCGATGGCGGAGCGATATGGGCTGTCTCAAAAGACTGTGCCCTATGATGCGTTCCGGGGGTTGCGCTGGAACGGCATGTCCAAAGAAGGGCAAGACGAGCTTGTGGCAGGGTGCGAGCAGGATGTCCGTCTGACGGCTGCTATCGCGCGAGAGCAGTTCAAAGTGTTCCCGAGGAGCGAGCTCGATATTATCGACATGACAGTGCGGATGTTCAGTGAGCCGGTCGTCATTGGTGATGTTATTGCGCTCGACAAGCTTGCTAGGGAGGAGGCGGAAAGGAAGCTGGCTGCGCGCGAGGCGCTGGGCGTGACCGAGAAAGAGCTCAAATCGGTTGCCAAGTTCGTTGCCTTGCTCGATGAGTGTGGTGAGGAGGTGCCTAGAAAACCCGGCAAGCTCAAGGATAATCCAGCGATCGCGGCCACAGATCCTTATATGCAGGAGCTGGCGGCGCAAGAGGGCCGCGCGGGTGACTTGGCGCGGGCGCGCCTTGATGCCAGTTCGGCGTTGACTGAGACGCGCGCTGGCAAGATGGCGGATTGCGCGCGGCGCGGGCCGATGCCTATCCCGCTCAATTATATCGGCACACATACGACGCGTTGGTCCGGACGCGATTGGAACCCGCAGAACCTGCCGGGAGCACAATCCGATCCTGAGACGCGGCTCCGGCGCGCGCTCATGGCGCCGCCAGGCTATGCCATTGTGAACGTGGACGCCGCTCAAATCCAATACCGTTTGGTTTGCGCACTGGCAGGCCAAGAGGATAAGCTCGAAGACTTGCGCCAGGACAAAGACATTTATAGCGAGTTTGGCAGCCAGTATTTGTTCGGACGGACCATCACGAAAAAGGATAAGATCGAGCGGACCTTCGCTAAGACCACGGTCCTTGGCGGCGGGTTCGGGCAAGGAACGCGGCGTTTCAGGCAGAACTGCATAGGCAGGCAGATCGAGGCGACGGAGGAGATGATGGATCGCGCTATGCCTGCTTACCGCAAGGCTCATCCACGGGTCGTCGATCTATGGGCAGCGAATGATAGTGCGCTCTATGCTCTCATGACCTATAGCTGGGAAGGGATGCCATCTGGCTGGCCTGATTGGTTTCCTATTACGGTTTGCCGCGGCGCGCTTGTCCTGCCTAACGGTTTACACTGTCCGTATAATATCGAGTGGGATCAGCACGAGAGGCAGTGGTATAATAACGGGCGGCATGGCCGGTCGAAAATATGGGGCGGGTCATTCGCAGCAGACTTGGCGCAGATGCTTGAGGCCACATACATGCGGGAGATCATGCGCAAGGTCAAAAAAGAGATAGGGTTCCGGCCTGCCATGATGACACATGACGATCTGACCTATGTTATACCGTCGAGCCAGGCGCAGGACGTATGCAGTTACATAGAGGCGCTTATGAGTGTATCACCTGAATGGCTGCCTAACATGCCTATGAAAGGTGAGGGCTCGGTATCGGAGACCTATAAATGAGGACCAGGGAACGGGAACGCTTAGAGAATGGGCTGCCATATAACTACAAACCGAAACATAAGGAATGGGATGACTACCGTAAGCGCAGGCTGTTACATGCCTATAATCAAGGCGTGCCTATGTCCACGATAAAAGACAGTTTCGGCTGCGGAGCTAGCATCATATATAACATATTAGAAGAGCTGTTGGCTGCCGGTTATATTGTAAAACCTAGAAAAGATAGGCGCGGATGTTGTAAAGCAAGGAGGGTGTGGGTAAAATGAGGATTATGATAGATACATGGAGCGAGACGAAAAAACGGCGTCTTTTGACATACTATAACAATGGCGTTAGTGTTAAAGATATAACAGATATGTTTGCGTGCAGCCCAAGCAGCATGCATCGTGTGCTGGACGAGCTTCATGCACAAGGACATATTGTAAAATGGAAAAGAAATGACCCCAGAGGGACTCGTAAAGAAAGAAATAGTAGCGGAGCTGAAGAAGCTTGAGGCTTATATTTTTATGCCTGTGCAGACTGGCTACGGGGAACGGACCGTTGACATTCTTTGTTGTATCAAAGGCCGGTTCGTAGCAATAGAGTGCAAGCGGGCGGACGGGTTCGGCAAGCTCACCACGCATCAAGCCAAGGTTTTGGGCAAGATAATGGATGCCGGAGGCTTGGGCATCGTCGCCCGGAGCTGGCACGATGTCTATGATGTGTTACATGACGAGAACGTAATATAGAGGCAGAGGGATATGCGCCGAAAACTTACACCACAACAGATAACAGTAATGGCTAATTGGCCGAGACTCAGCGCACAACCACTTAGATTTAAAAATTACCTAAACTTACGTGGTTGGTACCTTGATGATAAAGATGTATCAGGCACAGTACATACACTTATAAAATATGGCTGGTTGGGATATAATTGGCCTAAGACAGGCAACGGACTAAAGCTTAATCCAAAGACTATGGCGGATGATAATATAGCGAGTGAAGCGTAATATGATCTACTCACACAAGCACCGCCTGATTATCTATCCGCCGGAGACAATCCTCCCATTGGACATCCGGCCTGAATACCGGAAAGGACATGCTTGTGTAGAGGCTCGCTATAATAACATATTGATGCTTGCGGCGGCGGGGCTTGATGTCCCGTCCCCGTTTGATGTCTGGGAATATGATTGGCCCTGCCGTCCAGGGGAGGAGCCGCATCCTACGCAAAAGATCATGTCGAAGCATATGATCATTCATCCGCGCTCTTACGTGTTCTCGGATATGAGGACTGGCAAATCTCGATCGGCTCTATGGGCGGCGGATCAGATCATGCGGCGTGCGCGGACGCGTGTGCGGTGTCTGATCGTCTCGGACATAGAGGCTTTGTCGAAATCATGGGAGCCTGAGATTTTTTCCAATTTCATGGGCTTGCGTTCATGTGCTATTTTATATGGCAGTGCTGCAAAACGTGAAAAAGAGCTTGAGCGTGATGTCGATTTCTATCTAATAAACCACGATGGTCTCAAGATAGGGTTCGGGAAGCATGGCAAAGAACACACAGGGCTTGCAAGGGACCTCCTTCGGCGTGACGACATTAAGCTCGCCGTCTTCGACGAAGCCGCGAGTTATCGCAATAAGCAGACTGAACAGTGGCGAGCCGCATACACCCTTGTCAGCAAACGAGTGCACTATGCTTGGGCGCTCACTGGCACACCTACTCCTAACGGACCTGTCGACGCCTATGGGATTAAAAAATTAATTGATCTCAATTACAAAGAGCCTTTTCAGGATTGGCAAGACCGATGCACAGTCAGGAAAGGGCCTTTCCGGCGTGTCCCGGCGCCCGGCGCCGAGGCGATGGTCGATGAGCTACTCAGTCCGGCCGTGCGGATCAGCAGGGGACAAAGGTTTGTCGAGAGCGAGGTTCAAATACCGCCGCCTCTGCTCGTGGCAATGACGGACAGGCAGAAACAGCTCATGAAGCTGCTCAAACAGGAGCTCCTGATTACGATGGATGGCGGCGAGGATATTCCGGCCGTAAACGAGGCTTCTCTGAGGACGAAATTCATTCAGCTCGCTTGCGGGGCGATCTACGACGCCGAGCATAACACACATCATATCGAGGCAGGGCCGCGCCTCGACACGCTGACAACGCTGCTCGAACGCATCCCTGGCAAGATCATCGTCTGCTCGCCCTTGACTTCCGTCGTCACTATGCTCGATAAGAAGCTCGCCTCGTTTGGCTGTGTCAGCATCTTAGGGCAGGACAAGCACGGGCCGCGCCGGACAGCGGCGATTACCAGGTTCATCAATGGACCTGACAAGGTTCTCAACACACATCCACAACCTATTTCAAGAGGGCTAGATTTGACGTGCGCGAGCACAATCATTCATTATGCGCCTATCGACCGGACAGAGACATATCTGCAAGTCGCCCAGCGCATCAATGGACCGGCACAAAAACAGGTGCGCCGGATCATCCGGCTGGCCGGGTGCGGTATCGAGATCGACATGTATAACAAACTGGAACGAAACGAGAGTCTGCAAGGTGTTATATTAAAACTGAAAGAAATGGCGATATAGGGGTTGACACACATCGAATGAAAAGTATCATTATGGTAAGAGGGAGACGGACACATGCCATCCATAGACAAGCTTGTAGAAGCTCATTTCAAGATCAAAAATGAGATCGACAGGCGCACGAAGGCGCTTGACGAAGAGCTGAAACCGTTCGAGGAGAAGCTCAAAAAGATTGACGGTATGATCGTGACGGTGATGGATGAAATGGGGGTTGTCAATGTCAAGACAGAACACGGCACGCCATACTTCACACATCCTGAGACGTTCAAAGTTGTTGATAAACCATCATTCGTAGAGTGGGTCCTCAACAACGAGGCTTATGGCGTGTTGCCGGATACTTTATCCCGCAAGGAAGCGGTGCGGGATTTTATTGACGAAGGATTGCCGGACTGTATAGAGGCAAGCACAGTCAGGAAACTACAGGTCAAAAAATCGTAACCAGGAACTAGAGAGAAGATTAGTCAATGGCAAATGAGTTAGCACATATTCCAGATTTCATGAAAATGCTGGCGGCTGAGACTGTTAGTGTTTTCGAAGACGCTAAGTCTCTTGGCAGATCGATGCCTCCGAGCATCTACACGGCCAGCCAGAAATTCAATCTCAAGGTCGATGGCAACCTTGTATGGCCGATGAGCCGCGGCGAGCTTGATTTCATTGTCGTGGGGGCGAAGCGTCCTAACAGCCGTGGGTATTATGAAGGTACATACGACGCGGAAAATAAGGGTCCGCCGACATGCTATTCAATCGACGGGGTAACGCCTGAGGAGGACTCGACAAAGGTCCAGCATGAGCGGTGTCTCGGTTGTCCGCGCTCGGAATGGGGCTCACGGACAACCGACAAGGGGGAAGACAGCACCGCTTGCCGCCCGCACAAGCAGCTCGCCGTCAAGGTGCTTGGCGAGCCAGGGCTTTATCGCATGAATATCCCGGTCGCTTCGATCAAGAAACAATGGGATGTCTATGCCAATAAGATAGAAGAGTTCGGTAAGGCCGAACGGGCAAAATATGGTTATGAGACTGTGACACTCGGCACTGTCGTAACGCAGGCAAGCATCGACGACAATATCTGGTCATTCAAACCGCTCGGATATATCGGCAAGATCCTCTCGAATGACGAAGGTATGGAGTTGCTTAACCTCGTGAAGTCAGGCGAGGCAGTCGATATGCTTTGGGGCTCGAAGGAACGGAAGGAGAAATATGAGGCGTCTTTAGGGAAGCCTTCACAGAAACTTGTGGCGGCTGCTTACGCGCCCGCACAGGCTCCGCGGGTTTCTGAACCGCCGTTCGATATGAGCTATGAGCCGCCTGGCGAGCCTATGCCCAAGAAACAGGAAGCCCCGCGCGTGAAGGCCCAGCGCACCCCAGCCCCAGCCCCTGCTAAAGCTCCCGCGCCAGCCCCGGCACAGGCGCCTATTGAGGCGGACGGTGAGGAAGATGTCGACGATTTCCTCAAAGACTTAGGGCTCTGACATGCAGGGAAAGCCCTCAGACTTTGCGGAGCGGCTTTCCCTAGCCGCAGAAAAAGGGGGCCTGAACGGCTATGATTTGGCTAGCTGGTTTGGCGTCTCCGAGAATTGCATGTGCCTTTGGCTACACAGAAAAACCAATCCCCGGCGTGGACTTGAGCATGTTATACATGTTCTATTGCGCGCTCTTGAGGCGGCTGAACCTGAACTTAAAAAACAGCCGTCAGGCATAGGCAAACGATCTTATCCGGGGCGTCGACATGCAATTAGGGAAATCAGAGACGCTCACCTTTCTCCGGAGGATATTGCCGAAGCAAGGTCCTTACTTCGCCTATTCTAAGGGCCTTCAGCCTAATAAAGGCCGGGGGCTCGCTACCTTGGAAGAGGTAGCGAGCTGGGCGCTCAAACATAAAGATGTGAATATCTCGCTGACCAGTTTCGAAGATAAGCGCGGGGGCTCGTTCAGAGAGGCACGCGCTTTCTGGGCGGATGTCGATGTCGGAGATACATATCCTGACCAAGAGACCGCCATACATGCAATAAACACCGCCATATATAAAGGGTTGCCACCGCCGGTAATTATTTCTTCGGGGCGAGGGCTGCACCTGATCTGGACACTAACAGAGGGGGTAGGATGGGATGATTGGAGAGAAATTTCACGCAATGTCAGACAGGTCCTTGCGAATACTGGTCTCAGAGTTGATGCCCAGCGAACAACAGATAGCAGCAATGGACCGCGTGTTATTGGAACGGTTAATTCAAAAAATGGTGGAATGGTCGGTTTTGTGCGACCCAGCGCGCCAAGCTACACCCCCAAGGCCTTCGCCACCGCCGTGCACGTGCAACACATATTGCCAGAAGCATCCGGAGGAGCTGGGATACTTCTGCAAGCACCTCCCCGTGTATCCTGGCAAAGAGAAATAGCCAATGAGACGCCTTTCGAGCACGACTACTCAGGACTGTTGTTTGACGCCGAAAAAATCGCAGAAGGATGTCTTCAGATGTCCGCTCTGCAACGAGGAGAGAGAATCGAAGAGCCGACGTGGCAAGGTTTGCTTGCCGTGCTGGCTAAGTGCGTCGAAGGCGACAAATTTGCGCATGCGTGGTCTTCGCAAGAGGTTCGGTACAGAGAGGAAGAAACAGCTGGCAGACTTAGCCGCATCCGCGAAACTGGCCAAAACCCCTACACGTGTAACAAGTTCCGAGAGATCGGGGAGGGGCGCTGCCATGGCTGCCAGCAAACAGTCAACTCACCGATCGCACTTGGAAAAATCACAACGAGAAGCCAGGACTTTCCAGAACCTGCGGAAGAATTATCCCAGGATAGGGGAGGCGGTCAAAGAGATGATGTCAAGGAACGCAAGCTTCCAGATGGATACGACATCGAGAAGGGGTGTGTCGCAAGAAGTGTAGCGGTCGATGGAGAACCAGCTACATGGTTTAAGATTTGCCAGGAGCTACACTGCACTGGCTGGTCTCAGGATGATCTGGCCCAGCATTTCACATGGGAGATACGAGATGGCCGCACCGGAGAATGGGCTACTTTCTCCTTGCCCTCGCAACTATGCAACTCCAAATCATCGGAATTTACTAGTAGGGTGCATATCTACAATGAGAAGGCTGCGGACGCCTACATAAGGGCTGCTAAGGGAATGATGATGGAAACGAAAAGAGCCGAGCAGGTGCGCAAAAGTTTTGGCTGGGTCGATAACCGGCAAGGCTTTATGCTTGGCGACAAGATATACCGTAAGGGCAAGGTAGAAGAGACGGTGACAGCCCTTTCACGGATGACCGAACCGCTTGCACAGTTTTACACTCCAGCCGGTAATGAAGCAGAATGGCGATCCTCCCTCAGCCAAATTCTTGCTCCCGGACAGGAAGCAGCGGCGTTCCTTGTGCTCCTCTCCGCAGGGACGCCGCTGCACTCTCTCATGACAGACGAGGGTGGTATGCTTGTTGTGCTCAGGTCGTTCGGATCTGGACACGGCAAATCGACAGCTCTTATTGCAGCCATGTCGATCTGGGGAGCCTGGCGCGGACTGGCAAACTGGTCGAACTCGACGGCGCTGGCAAACGCTACGCAATGGGAGACGGCGGGTAATCTACCTATCCCATGGGATGAGATGATGGTGCAGAAGGAAAAAGACGATGATCTCCGCCAGCGCGTGCTGGCCTTCTCAGACGGCGCCGCGCGAGCCCGCTTGAGCCGTGACGGGATACGGCGCCCCACAGGAGATGGCTGGTCTACCTTCCTCATGACGACATCAAATCTCGATCTTCGTGCGAAGTTAGGACAAGCCACGGGAGCTACGGAAGGCCCTAGCGCACGTGTCTTTCAGCTTGAGACTTTCCTGTCTCCTGACAAGTCGCAGGAAGATTCTGGTAGATTACGGGCTGCGCTTACGAATAACTATGGCTGGATTGGGCCAAAGCTTGTGCAGGCCTATCTTGAGAACCCGGATGCGCTTGCCGCGAAGCTGCTTGCCAATAACCAAGAGCGGATGACGCGGCTCAACCTGCCAAACTCGGCCAGGTTCGCTGCGAGGGCGATCACATGCGCGGAAGCCGGAGGTAAAATCCTGCGAACTCTGACAAGGCTGGACTTTGACGTGGAGAAGATCATCGCACGGGCCGAAGAGACGTTGCTCGATCAGATCGTAGAGGATAAGGGCGTCTCACAAAGCCGCGATCCTATTCAGGATTTCATCCGGTCCAAATTCGGTGAGCTGATCCTAGTCGGCGCTGGGCTGCCGCAGCCGTATCTTCATCAAATCTCTGGCCGGTATGAGGAGACAGACACAGGCTCCAGGTTGATGATCCCGCAGGGTATATGGGCGAAATGGCTAGCTCAATACAACAAATCGTCCCGTGAGGCTGAGCTCGATGCCATAGCGGCAGGGCACAAGATATACGTGCGTCAAGAGAGTATATCTAAAGGGACCAGTTATCCAAAGAGCGGCAGAACGTTCTGTGTATGTATAGAGCTAGCGCACGAGGCCCATGTAGAAGCTTCGATGGAAGTGAATAAGGTGCTTCATTTTGAGAGGATCAGGAAATGAGAATTCTGTTAGTCATACCTTTATTGATAGCTGGCGCGGCGCAGGCAGACACGCTCGACAACATCAAGGCAAACTGTTTGCAGCGCTATGATGCTGTACAGGCGTTGCTTGATCGCATCGGCGGAGAGCGCATGCCGCAAGCGTTGAAAGACTATAAACTATGCCGCTGCATCCAAGCAGATGCCTCGCGCGCGGCTGTGGAAGGCGCCAATCCTCAGATGTGCAAGGCCCCTCAATGAAAGCAAAACCTGTCTTGTATAGATTTCTCCTAAGTCCTGAAGCGCACGAGAATATCCGGTACCTGCTCCGCACAACGGATTATGTCACAACGCAATGCTTGATTGAAAATCTGCTTGCGCGTGAAGCGGCTACGGTCAAGAATATGGTGGCTGTCATAACCACTGTGACGGCAGACAAGGGAGATGCGGCATGAAAGGATTTATACGTTCGCAGGTAATGCATTTCATAGGATGTATGGATGCCGCAAGGAAGGCGGATGGCGTGTGTCTGTGTTATCCTGAGTACAGGGTCTTCATAAACGATCTTTTACCCGGTGATTATGTCCTATCAAGAGGCGGGAAAGGCAACCGGTTCCTTTTTATGGGGACTCGTGTGAGGCCGCTCACAACAGCACGGCCTATTATCGATCAGATCATAGAATGGCAGACCGCATACTTGACCTCTCTTTCTCAAGATTCTCTTTTTCCTCCGCAATCCGGGCAAGCAGGCGCGGTAAAATAGACACTTCCGTTCGCCGCACGGCGTTCTCATCAACGCGCGCGGCAATGCTCAACTGCCGCAGCGCAGTATCGACCTGAAATTTGGCAGCGGCCAAGCTGTCTTTATCATAAGTCGATATGTCTGTCGTCAGTGCGTCGCGAACAACCTTGATAGCAAGCGGCATGAGCCCTTGGAAATCATCCGCTATGGATACGGCTGGCAACTCTGATGGTTCGGATATGGCCCCTGCTTTGAGATGGGCCGGGATCAGATCGTCGTAATCTAATAGTTCCACGCGAGGGCATACCCCTTGGAGTGGAGCTCCGGAAGCTGTTTCTGTTGAGGCTTGCCAATGTCTATCCGGTAAAGCGGGCTGCCTGGGATGTTCAATTGATCGATCGTCTTGTACGCTTTCTTTGCTGCTCCTGAGACTGTCTCGGCCATACCAGTCACGACCAGAGTGTACTCCGCCGCAGACATCCACTCCGTCTCCGGCACCGTGCTCTTCTGTATGTGATACGGGTGCAGGTGTTTCCTGTTTGAGGAAGTCATCCCAAAAATCGGCATGCCAATCGCGGGCATTACCGGCGTGTTCGGATAAGGGAAAGGCGGCAGACACATGGATACACCAAGACTCACTTGGTTCTTCGTGAATTTCGGTGTTGCTCCCTCCGCAAGAAGGTCGTACATCCATTGAACAGGGTCCTCTGGGAATAAAGCGGTTTCGATAGCTAGCGCAGGATAGCCAGGCCGGTTAGTAAATTCGAGCGGCCATGGATGTCCTTTATCGTCGATGATACAGTTCACGTCAATGCACCCGGTATAGCCTGCCTTGACAAGCGCGTCCTCGAGCGGTCTGAGGACTTTGTTGGCAAGCTTCGACTTATCTGTGCAGAGGATGGTCGTGCCCATTTCACCTGTGGCAGGGCCTTTGTCTCCGGTCATGAGCTTCTTGTGTTCGAAGTTCTCGAACCACCCTCCCGCAAAACCGAGAGGGCCTACGTAGGTAGATACCGCAAATTCGATGCCTGGAACAAAGTCCTGGAGAATGAATTTCGCTTTCAATTGCCCGCTGCGATGCCATTTATCAAGCATGAACAGCATGTCCTCGGGTGATTTGGAGCAATAGGACAGGGCCTTGTCCGCGTCTCCGCACGGTTTGCAGACAAGCCTTGCGTCTTTCTTTTTGACATAAGCCACAGCTTCAGCGTAAGAGCTTAACTGTTTACAAGAGGGAATCTCGATACCATGTTCCTTGAATATTTCCATCCCCGTGAGACGGTCCGTCTCCCAAAGAGCTGTACCCTTAGTTGGTCCGAAGATGAGGGTCTTTGGATACTCTCGCCGGAAGGCATCAAGGTGATCCAAGTGACGGGTGTTATCACAGAGGAAAATAAGATCGGCCCAGTGGAGTTGCGGCTTGTAATCGAAGACGCGATCAACGAGGCCCTTGCCGACAAGTGAGTAATGCTTGTCCGGCCCCAAAGCCATCTTGACTTGATGCCCGCACTCTTTTGCCCGGAGCATCAAGTCAAGAGCATCTCCAAACGGATCGATAGATAGTATTCTCATTTCTTTGGATGTGCCTCTTTGTACTCAGGGGTCTTGTGGTAGGCCTTCTTTTCGTCCGCATTCATCCGGCCTTTTTCCTCGAGGCCTAGGACATCGAGGGCGAACTCTCCTAGGTTGCCCTTGGCGAGCTCTTCAATCTGTTGCGTAGGCTGGAAGGCTCTCTCCACGACGCTCTGAACTTCCTTACCGGGGCTCTTGGGCCGGAAGGCATCGACAATGATCGAGGCAAGCGGTGACGGTGACACGACACCGAGGAGCAGCGCATTGGCCCATTGTTCTGGAGTCGTCAGGCGTCCATGAACCATATCATCGACCAGACGGATATAGGCGAGCGGCCCCCATTCCGGCATGCGCGAGTTGCTGTCGCCTGTGATGGCCTGCACAAGCGGATCACCAATGCCTGCAATGACGTTGTAAGCGACAGCGTAATTGATCGCTTTGGCGAGCGACTCAGTCGCCCGGCGGCGGGCAGTCTTGGCGGCTAGGCCTTCCTTGCCGAGCGCCCTAACGCCTTTAATCACATTTGCCGGGATCGTCACAAGAGATACGGCGTTGCCGTAATGGTATCTTGTGAAGCGCACGACAAGAGAGGCGTATTTACCTTGCAGGGCTTGCGACATAGCCCTGCCTGGTGCGCCGGGGATCACGATCTCCGAGGGTATCCTGTAAGAGGCAATGGTTTCATGCACCTCCCTGACAGCCTGCTTGAGAGACATGCCTTTGTTGTCGGCCATCTTCTCTTTGACGCGGGCAAGCAGCACCACATCATTGGCGACGCCGAGCGCATTGTGAGAGGACTCGAGCAGATGGTTTAAGAGCTCGCCAGGCTTCGAACCTATATACCGCTCGAGACTGAGCAGGCCAGGATCGCTTTTCTGCTTCTCCAGGCCATCCAAGAGCTGCTCATAAAAATGCGCGTTTTTTTGAGACGGGCGCCAGAACCCCGCACCGGCCTCGTAGGCGTCTTGTGCGAATTTAGTCTGATCAAAGACATCCTTATAGGCTTCGGCGATATATTTACCCAGCTTGCCGTAGGTGCGAGGATCGTAATTCTTGAGCCCGCGATCCAACCACCCGGCGACAGCGACGTTCTCGGCATGGCGGAACGGGAAGACGAACATGGTCCTGTTCATGAAATCGTTAGCGC